GATGCCTTGCTTCTCACGCTGTTGCAAGGTACCCAAGCGGGTGTCCATTGCACTGCGCGCAGCGGCTTGGTCGATCTGAGCACCGAAGCCAGACAACATCTGAGTCAACACACCTGAATCCTGCATGCGCTTGAACTCATCTGGGCCCTTTGCCGCGTAGATGCTGTTCATGAACTCATTCAGGTTGTTTTCTTTTTGCTGTTGCCAGTTGGCTTTGTCCACCGTCTCCTGTTGCTTCAGGATGTTGTTCAACGAGTTGAAACCATCATTGATGGTCAGGCCAGCGACGGCAAGCGGACGGCTGGCTTCGGCCAGCGAAGGACCGTTGACGGTCCTCCAAGTGATGGGACCATTCATTAGCGCACTCCGTTTTGAGCCATGTAATCACCCACCGATTGGTAGGCACCCGAGTTGGAAGCCACACGAGCGCGCTGACGGTCTTCCAACGAAGCATTGGTCGTCTGCTTCTGAGCTGCGTAGTTTCGCTCGAACTGGGCCTTGTTGTTGGCCAGTGTGTCTTTGGCAAGCTCGTACTGTTTCATACCCATGTAGAGACTGCCTAGGCCTTGAGCTGCACCCAAAGCCAAGCCACCCCAACCTTGCTGCTGGATGCCGTTCTTGTCGGTCGAACCGAGCACACCCCAGTCACGCATGCTCTGTAGCCAACCAGGGGTTGTGCCGGGTGCATAACCAGTGTTGCCCACGATCGGCGCATTGACCGCGTTGCCGGCAAACATGCCTTCATTCGGAGCCAAGCCATTGGTGCCCATGGGCATTTGTTCCCAGTCAGCACCAGTCATGGGAACTACAGGTGCTGCAGCAACGGGAGCAGGCGCTCCCCATGCGGACATTCCCGCATAAGCGGGTTGTTGCTGGGATTTATACCAGTTCAACAGTGAATAATCAGCCATAAATATCCTCTCCTAACGTGTCTTGAATCTTCGGAAGGGTGAGTGCCATGTCCACGTAGGAGGAAATTGCAGTGATCCCCAATGTTCCGATATTGCCATAGTGTACCGTCCTATTGAAATAATCCTCGGGTTTCTCACCAAAGATGGTAAAAGGACTAAGCACGGTTTGAGTCTCTAAAAGTTTCTCGGCAACTTCTAAATCCTTGTTCTTTTCCTCGGCATACAGCTGGAACATTTTCTGTTCGTCGAGCAGGTCTGCGTAGTTAGCTTCAAAGACCGCTTGCTGCATTCCATTGGAAAGCATCAGCATTTCGCCAGCGTAAGGACAACCCTTGATTCCCTGGGTGGACACCGTGAAAGCCAGATAAATCATGGTGGCAAGGATCAGGAGCTGGGCAATCTCTTGGCCAAATGCCTTGACGAAAATCCGGAAAGCCACCTGCAAAACCATCCCGGTCAAAACCAAGTCGATAAGGACAATGGCCACCATGGCCGCCGTGCCCTCAAGCTCGGCAATCTTCACAATGGCTTGGGCCCAGCTGGATCCTCCAGCCTCCCAGGTCAGGTACATGACGACGACGGCCACGACTTGCAGGACGACCTTGAACCAGCTCTGTTGGTACCATTTGACCTTCTGTACCACCTTGCTGTTGAAGACGAAGTGCAGCGATCGAGCGTAGAGCTCTTCCTTGATCGAGATCTCGTAGTTGCCGGTCACCGCGCGATCGATGGGGATCAGCAAGATGTCATCTGTCTCATCACCGACGGTGGTGTAGCCACCCCAGACCCAGTACGTCATCTTCAAGCCTGAAACCAAGACCTCCTCGTACATGTTCTTTGAGATCTGGTGTTGGTACCGGTGCACCTTGACCGACATGGCTTGGGTCGATTCGATTCCCGTGTCTTGGTTGACGGTGACTGTTTCCACCGTGGTGGAACCATACGTGCTGGTGTAGGTACCAACATCTCCCAGACTGCCAGCCACCAATCGCTTGTAGATGCCGCCATGGCTCAAGGCCATCTTGAATCGGGCGTCTTGAATGACGATCGTGTGATTGACGAAAAGCTCGTTGAACAGGCTCGACAGGATCTGCCCAAACACCCCGGTACCGGCAGCGATGTTCGACAGGATCGCTGCAGCAGTGGGCGAGGTGTTGCCTCCGCTCACGGCATGCAAGTTGTCAAAGTAGTCAAACAGGTATCGGTTCTCCACATTGTTCGTGGACACCGGTGGTACGGCCATGGTCAAGATGGCCGACTCCACGTCATTGATGTCTGGGTTCTCGTTGATGGATGCCACGACATCGGCGTAGTTGATGTTCAGGTATTTAAGCAGGCGGTGCGAATCCTTGAAGGCTTCGGAACTCGGGTCTGTAGACGTGGGCGCTTTGTTGTATCGCAGATAGGCAAAAGGGAAGTACGTTCCCGATTCAGCCGGCGCATCCACAAATACCGCATCCAGCGTTGGGTAGATGCCCGAATCGTTCTTGTAGATCCAGAACTTGATCTCGTTGTCGACCAGGTAGCTCGCATGAAAGAAGCCATCGTTGATGCCGTACTCCGACATGAAGAGGTTCATGGTCTGCTGCTGAGTCACGCCCGCTGCCTGCCAGCAGTAAGTCACCTTCAGGAAAACTTCCGTGGCTGAGCTGCTCGTGTTGATCGGGCTGTGCGCGATCAGGTTTCGAATCTCACCCACGTTCATCGGCCGCTGCGGCGTATAGCCCGCGCAAGGGGCCACGCCCCATTGCTCGAGCACGCGCTGGTTGATGCTGGTGACCCTGTCTTCAGGCACCACCACGACCATGTCCTTCAGATACACCGGGGTGCCTTTGCTGGCCGTCAGGGTACCGAGCTGGTTGGTTTCGTAGTCATAGCCGTAATTGGCCACGAGCTTCATCCATCCGATGTGCAGCGCATTCGGTGCCCCGAAATGTGAGTACTGCATGAAGACTTGCTTGCCTTCTACTTGAGTCTCGATGATTTGCTCGACTTCCTGCCGACCTTGCGTGGACGAGTACTGCTCGCCTGATGGCAAACCATAGAGGTAATTGCTCTCAGCCCATTTGTACATCCGCTCGGCCTTGATGCCGATGCCACCGACCAACTCTTCCATGAGGTAATCGGAGATGTTGCCGTCGTTCAGAAGGGCCTTGGTCAGAGCAACCTTGGTGGAATCCACGAGCATGGCGTCGTCGATGACACGCACCACTGACGTGCCAACCGAGATCTTCTCTTCACTCTTAAACGGATTCCATCCCATGTTCGATCCTGACTATGCTGCTGGAGATATGAAAAAGGGGAGCACTTGGCTCCCCTGTTTGCTTTTGCGGGGTTAAGCCTGAACCCCTGCCAAGAGCTTGGTGACCGCTCGACCCACGGCTTGGTCATTGAGCATGTTGGTGGCGTCTGCCACGGTACCTTCGTCTGTGGTTCGTCGGACGTTCCAACTGTCCACCATGATCTTCGTGGCCTTCTGCTCGGCGTCGCGCTTGAAGCCGTCGGATTGAGCCAAGTACAAGGACTTCTGACGACCCACCAAAGAGTCGGCATCCACACCCAGAGCGGTGGTCTGTGCACGCTCGGTGGCTGTCTTCTGGGTGAGCAAGGCAATCTCTTCGTTCGTGCGAAGGATGTTGGCCATGGTCAAGTCATACTCCGCGCGCAGCTTGCACTCTTGGGCAACCAGCACGGTGTTCTCGGTGACAGCGTTCAAGCGCTGTTGCTCGACCAGAGCAATTTGTTTGGTCAGCAGCTGAGCTTCCAGATCCGCCTTCTGCTTGGTCAGGAGGAACTGGGTAGCGGTCTGCAGAACCTGTGTCATGGCACCCAGGTAGACCTCGGAATACTCCGCACCCTTGATGCGGTTCTTGCTGAACTCCGACTCGAGGTGAGTCGCGGCAGCTTTCATCAAGACATCAAAGACACCTTGGCCATCAAGCGTGGCTGAGGTCAGGTCGGCGGTAGTAATCGTCATAGGTCTACTTGGGATTTGGGTTTAGTTACTCGACACCACCAGCCATGGCTTGACGTTGAGCCAAGTCATGCAACTCTTCTTGAGTCAGGGGTTCGAGTTCTTCAATGGCGAACTCACGGATGAGCTTGCCCTTGCGGGTCTTGTTGCCACGGCTGTCTTGCACGGTGTGGAAGACTTGGCATTGACGCTCGCGCAAGTGCTGCAAGATGATGTTGGGGATGTGCCAACCTTCTTCAGCGTTGAACGGGATGTACTTGCTGACCGAACCAACCACAGCATTACCCACGGAGATGATCTCACCGGGCCATTCTTTCTTGGCTGGGTTCATACAGGTCAAACGCACGCGCACCAACTTGTGGGCTTCGTCTTTGAGGCGTTTGGCTTTCTGACCTTCGGTCTCTACTTGTGCGCCGGCAGCTTTGGGCTGCTCGACAGGTGTTTCTGGCTTTTCAGCTTCGCCGTTTACCGCGGCATTCACCTTATCACGCAGCTTCTCCAAACCAATGGAGGGGTGATAGGAAACGCCCATCATGTCGGCACGAGCCTTGAGAGCGGCGAGCTCGTCTTGGGTGGTTACTTGAGTATCGTTGTCTTGAGTTTGTTCAGACATTGCGTTCTTTCAGAGTTGAGGAAAACAGAAAAAGGAGAGGAGGTTGCCCTCCCCTCCTAGGCTACTTACATCTTGGCAGCAGTCTTGATCAGAGCGATACGCTCAGGACGCAAGCACATGAAGCCGTAGTACCACTTGATGCTCATGAAGCCAGTCTCACCATAAGGATCCAACTGGTTAGCCGTAGCTTCGCCAGGGGCCTTGTGCATGATCTTGAACTTCACAGTCTTGCCGTCGGTTTGGAAGCCGATGGTTGTGAAGGACTCGTCGCCCACCACCAAGATTGGGAACACGTCGTACTTGCCAGCAGTTGCGTGGAAAGATGCGTCGTCAGCGGTTGCACCAGCACCAGCCCACTTCATCATCTCTGGGTGAACCACGAGACGGAACTGGTCAACAGTACCGATTTCGCCGTTCAGAGTCGTACCCACGGCATCACCGTAGCGCTCCACACCGACGAAGGCGGGGTTGTTGTGCAAGTCCTTCATTGCCTTGAAGATAGGCAGCAACTCGGAGCCGATGTAGGCCACGCGTGCAGAAGGGATGGTCTTGGTGTCGATCATGCGAGAACCGGTGATGATCTTGGTTTGCTTGGGGCAGCGGTTTTGATCCAACTGGATCGAAGTGCGCATCAAGTCGCCATAGCTCACGACGCAGTTTTCGTCGATCGAACTGTTGCCAGTAGCAGTGCCGGCATAACGAACCACACCAGCAGAAGCGATCAAGTCGATCTGCAAGCTGTCTTCGATGATCTCGTTCGCGCCGAGGATCATCTCGCGGTTGATGTGCTCGAGCAATTGCTCGTCGGTGTCGAAGTCCATCGATTCTTGGGTGTACTCATCGAAGAAGCCGAACTTCTCGAGAGTGCCTTCCAATTCGATACGCTTGAAACCAACACGGTTCACGCGGCCGCCGGTCTCAGACAGAGCAGGCATCTTGCCGGGGATGGTACCGATGTCCTTGCTGGAACCGTACAGGTTGCCACCAGTATAGGAAGCACCAGCAGCGTCCAAACCTTGGTCGTTGATGTTGCGATCATCGAGCAAAGGCATGTAGTGGTAACGCTTGATCTTCTTGCCGTAGTTCTTAGGCATAGAAGTCACGTCAGCCAACTGCGTGAAGAAGGTCAGTTTTGGCAGTTCAACCAGCGCTTTTTTAGCGTAGTACTGGTTGACGATTTGAGAGCCGACGGTAGAGGCCGTCGAAGGTGGGTTTTTGAATTGCATCGACATAGGTC